AACAATAAGATGACACAGGCGAGGTTCAACCACGTGGAAGCGATGGTGTCTTTTCAAGCGGGATTGGAAACATACAAACAAGATTTAATGAAGAGCCTTCAGAATGGTGAAGCCGAGAAAAATTGATTGATGTCTTTGCTGAATATGGAACAATCGGAGTTGTTGTGATTCTATTTATTGGGATGGTTCACTTTTTGAAAACAACGCTTATGGGAAAGCTGAACGAGATTGAGCAAATAAGTATAAAACTTATTGACCGTTGGAATCGATCAGACGAGACAAGGGATAGAAGGCACGAAGATTTGACAAGAGAACTAAACAAAGTAATATTTATATGAAAGAGGATAACTAAAAATGACATACAGAGTACTAAAACAATTATTTCAAGCACCTAGTTCAAGTGTAAGTGGTGGAGTAACATTTGAAGATCCTACATGGGCTTCAAGAAATATGTATATTGCGTCTTCAAGTGATATGCAGTTATGGCAATTTGACACTAAAGCAGAAGCAGATACAAAGGCTGAAGAATTAAGTGATTCAGATAGTACTGATAGGTTATATAGAGTAGAAGAGATATAATTTTATTTTAATTTCAATTGAATAGTTTATACTTATATTAAAGGAGAAAAAAAGTTATGGCTGAAGAAGCAAAAGTTGTAGGATCTACAGAAGTAAAATTTTCAAATGAAGAACTTAGATCATTACAGGGTTTACAGGAAAGTTATCAAGAAAAACAGGTACTTTTAGGTCAACTGGCAGTTCAAAAGATATTACTAAATCAACAAAAAGAGGCTATTGAAGTAAGACAGGCTGAAGTAGAACAAGAGTACTCGGGAGTTCAACAAGAAGAACGTGATTTGGTTGCTAAATTGAATGAAAAGTATGGTCAAGGGTCTTTAGATCCTGTTACAGGAGTATTTACTCCCAATTAATTAATAAATTACTTTATATAATTTAAAAAAGTTCATTAAATAATACGTTTTAGAAAATTTAATATATATTTATTTTTGAATATTTTAAGAATATTTGGATTTAATATATTAAGTTTAATTTAGGAGAGTAATAATGGCAGAACGAATAGTTTCTCCAGGTGTATTTACTCGTGAAAGAGATTTATCATTTCTACCCCAAGCAATAGGTGAAATAGGTGCAGCAATTATAGGCCCAACTAAGAAAGGCCCTGCATTTACACCTACTCAAGTATCAAATTTTCAAGAATTTGAGGAAATTTTTGGTGGGGTTGATAAACGATTTTATACACCATACACGGTAGAACAGTATTTAAGGAGTGCAGGAGTTGTAACAGTAGTTAGAGTTCTTGGACTTGGTGGATATAAAGTAGATTCAATTTCAATTATGTTATCGCGATTGTCTTATTCACAGTCACTCGCAGTTTTAGCACCATCACGAGGTTCAAGTGGAACTGGTGATTTATCAAAATCTGTATTAAGTGGTAGTAATTTTGTTAACACTTGGAGTAGTATGAATCTTATAGTAAGTGGTACAGATGTTACTGCTGTAAAGAAAGAGATTTCATTTAATACATCAAGTGCTAATTGGATTGGTGAAGTATTTAGTGCAGACGCTCAAGTTCAGAAATTTGACAGTAGCACAACGGCACCGGTGTACTTGTATAAAGTATTTAAAGGAGCCGCATCAGATGGTATATTGGGGCCAACACTACCTGCTAGTGCTTCCCTTGTTCTTGGATCAGATGGAATTAATTTTCAAGGAGGCGCTACAAGTATAGATAGTAAAGGTAATGCTTCATCTTATACTGGTAATGTATCGTATAATTCAGCAAGAACACCCTATATTCAATCACAGAAAGTGAGTGGAGTTCGGTATGACCTTTTTAGAGTATATAGTAGGTCACACGGAACGGATATTAACAGTCAAATTAAAGTGGCCATATTGAATGTAAAACCTGCAGCAGACGTAGCTGGTTCAGATTATGGAACATTTTCTTTACAAGTGAGAGTTAATAATCCTGGCGGAACAAATCATAATAACGTTCTGGAACAATGGGATAACGTAACAATTGATCCAGATTCGGCCAACTTCTTTGCAAAAAGAATTGGTGATAAGTTTGTTGTAATTGATTCAGATGGTAAGTTAACATATTATGGTAATTATCCTAATTTGAGTAAACATATTCGAATAGGTGATTATACAGATGAAACTAACAATACAGCTTTAGAATCAATGCCAAAAACAGTTGTTCCAATGGGACATAAAAAGGTTAAAAATCCAGTTCCAGGTGGAGCAAATGTTCCAACAGCATCATTGAAAACATCACAAACAACAACTACTGGTGACTTTGATGGTACTGTATTTTATGGATTTGATTTCGATAATGAAAATAGTAAACAGTATTTAGCACCAATTATTTATAGTGCTTCAACAGGTAGTAATGTATCAATGTCACTTGAAGATCAGCTTGGACATAACGACGCTTCTACTTTTGGATCAAAGTATTCAGCTGGTGATAGTTACTTAACACTTACTGGGTCAGCGACTCAACAGTTGAAATTCCAAGTTCCTTTTCAATGGGGATTTGATGGAAGAAATCCGGCAACGGCATATTCTACAGCTGATGATATAGCAACTACAAATACACAGGGATTTGATTTATCATCTGGTACGACAAGTGGTTCAATTGCATATAAAAGGGCAATTAACTCTGTAAGTAATCCAGATGAGTTTGATATTAACTTATTGGTAACTCCGGGTGTACTTCATAGATTACATTCAGCTGTTACTAACCATGCAATATCTAAAGTAGAATCAAGAGCTGATGCGTTTTATGTTATGGATGCAGGAGATATTGAAGATAGTATTCAAACAACAATAACTGCTGTTAAGGCATTAGATACTAACTACGCAGCTTGTTATTATCCCTGGGTACGAATAGTAGATAGAGATACAAATAGACCTGTTTGGGTGCCACCTTCAGTTGTGTTACCTGGAGTGATTGCTTTTAATGATAAAGTAGCTCACGAATGGTTCGCACCAGCTGGTTTAAATCGTGGTGGGTTAACCACAGTAACAGAAGCATATTCAAGATTAACTCATAGTGAAAGAGATGATCTTTACGAGAGTAGAATCAATCCTATAGCTACATTTCCAGGACAAGGAGTGGTAGTGTTTGGACAGAAAACATTACAGGCAAAACCATCCGCCCTTGATAGAGTAAATGTTCGTAGATTGTTGATTGCATTGAAAAAGTTCATTGCAAGTTCGTCAAAGTACTTGGTATTCGAACAAAATTCAACAGCAACAAGACAGCGGTTTTTGAATATTGTTAATCCGTATCTCGAATCAGTACAACAAAATAGTGGTTTGAGTGCTTTTAGAGTTGTGATGGATGATTCTAATAATCCACCTGATGTTGTAGATAGAAATCAGTTGGTTGGACAGATATTTATTCAACCGACAAGAACAGCAGAATTTATTGTTCTTGACTTTGTTGTACAACCTACGGGAGCTGTATTTCCTGAGTAATTTTTAGGAAAAATAGAAAACGATGAAAAGCCCCTCTTCGGAGGGGTTTTTTATTTTTTGAAGTTATTGATATTTATTATTGAAATATAATGAAAATTTAGGTAGTTGATATTTATATTTGAGTGAAAATAAGAATTAGGAGATTTTTAAAATGCCAACATTAGATCCTTCAGAAATTATGTTTACACCGTTTGAACCGAAAACTAAAAATCGGTTTATCATGTATATTGAAGGTGTTCCAGCATATCTAATTAAATCGGCCAATAGGCCTTCGTTACAGTTTGAAGAGATAATTTTAGATCACATAAATGTAAAGAGATATGTTAAAGGAAAGGGTGCATGGCAACCTATTGATATTACACTTTATGATCCAGTAGTTCCTTCAGCAGCACAAGCATGTATGGAATGGATTCGATTGTCCCATGAGTCAGTAACAGGTAGAGATGGTTACGCAGACTTTTATAAGAAAGATGTTACTTTTAATATGTTGGGGCCGGTTGGTGATCTTGTTGAAGAATGGACACTTAAAGGAACATATATTGAACAAGCAAATTTCGGTGAAGTAGATTTTGCATCAAGTGATCCAGTAGAGATTACTCTTACGCTGAAGTATGATTACGCTATACTCCAATTTTGATTAAAGTATTACTTTAAGTGGTTATGGTTAAGTATTGTAAATGTGGATGTGGGGATACTGTTAAAAATGAATGGTCAAAAGGACATTATTCCAGAGTCCATAACAATTGGGG